TTAATATCTACAGTGGCGAGAGTAGCAGTACCAGTTACACCTAGATTGCCAGTGGCATTAAGGTTACTAACGGTAGTTGTACCAGTTACACCCAGAGTACCACCAACAGTCGTGTTACCAGTAACTGCAGCAGCATCAGCAGCAAGACTATCAATGTTAGCCGTACCATCTACGTACAGGTTACGCCACTCGTTAGTGACTGTACCAAGGTCGTAAGTATCATCTGTAGTAGGTGTTACATTAGAAGTTACAGTGTTAAGAGTAGTGGTGCCAGATACTGTCAGGTTACCTGCAACAGTAGCATTCTCGTGTACTGCCAGAGTATCAATGTAGCCTACACCGTCAATATAAACATCTTTGAACTCAAGAGAAGCAGTACCTAGGTCTACGTCATTGTCAGTTACAGGAACAATAGCACCGTCTTGAATACGCAGCTGTTCTACAGGAGAGCCACCAACCTCTACGTAGAAGCTGATACGATTGTTTATTGTGTCGATTACTGCTTTGTTGTTGCCATCCAAGTCAGCAATAAGAGGAACGTAAGCACCTTCAGCGGAGTTACCGTCATGTTTGTGGCCAGTGCTAGAAGAGAAGGCATCCCTGATAGCATTGAATTCTGCGTTTACTGGTGCAGCTTTAATTACCGCATTAGCAATAATGTCAGCTACAGATTGGCGACTATATCCTGCCATATAATTCTTCCTTCATTATCTTCTATCACCAACACCGTAGGTAACAACCAAGCCTTGGATACTGTGTGAAGCATTAGAATCATTAGTAACAAACTTAAAAGATACAGCTTTACCGGAACCAGAAATATTAGTACTCTGCACAGGAGATGGGTTACCATCATATATAGCTGTACTATCATACAAAGCTTCATTATAGTACGCTGCAGCACCTTCAGTTGTCAACGTATAGTTTGAGGGACTAAGAGTGTTAAAGTCTTCGTAGTCATAGACTGTAGACATAATAATTTCATTATCGCCTTCAGAACGCAAGTATGTCGCTATGTTATAGAATACTTTACGTTGCTGCGGATCTTCCATGTGAAGATAAGGACTTTGATAGATACTAAAAATGTCAGTACCATCAAAACTATTCCCACGTTCTTGTCTATACACTTTACCTGTACTATCTCCGTGGATTACAAATTCATATTGTCCAATGTAACCACTATCAGCACAACTAGCTTGAATGCCTAGCAATTGCCCATACTCAAACTGTAATCCGCCACTTGCTAGTCTAAACCCACCTATAATGCCTTGAGCATCAGCAGCTTTAAAAAAGTAACGAAACTGTGTTTTTTGTCTTACTACTACTGCATTCAAACCCTCAAGGTCAACATCAAACACAACGTCAGTAAAGACGGACTGAATATCCTTTGAAACAGTTTCTAGATTTACGTCGCCAATCTTATCAGTACCAGAGACTGGACGCAAGCCATCCTGTGATAAGAATAGCAAGTCACCGCCAATCTCAATAACACTATCTGTAGCCATGCAGCCTAGATCATCAGTAACTTCTTCTAACACAAAGTTAGCAATGTTATTACCTACAAGCTTACGGATATTGTTACTACCAAAGATATAAAGAGCATCACGGAAAGACTTGATAGCTACAATAGGAAAACCTACATTGATTACGCCAGCACCATTAGCGGGATCATAGTCATACTCATCGTATGGTGCAGAGAACCACAGGTTAGTTGGGTATGTAGGATCACCAGCTAAGAACATATGCTTCTGGTAGATGTGTGATAACTTAGGTGCTGCAGGCGCATTGCTATGTGTAATTTGTGTGTATGTAGTACCATTATATACTGCCGCAGGGTTTACACCGTCAGTAATCATTACTTCGTCATAACCCCAGTTGTACTTAGTAAAGCGAACTTTAGGATATGTCGATACGTCTACAGTTCCGGGAGTTGTAATATTAACCCAGTTTTCTGCTGTGTTGTCCCAGTAGTATAGGTAATTAGAGCTACCTGTGTCATAACGAGCCGCAAGAATACCATCATTCACGCCATTAGCTACACAGACACCAAGTACATCTCCAAAGCCGGGTACTGTGCCATAATCGTTTGCATAACCATTAATCTTTCTGTAACCACCAGTAACAGAAGGCTCATAGTTAATGAGTGCAATAGCACTACCCGGAGCAGTTTCACCTTGTGAAAGCACATCACGACTAGTGTTCAAGCCACCTTGACAGAATACTTTAAATGAGCCTAGATTATCAGCCATTACATACCACTGCTATAGCTATTCTGATTTCTTGGAATGTAAGTAGAACGAACATACATGTTATCGTCCAAAAGAACTCTACGCATAGCTTTAATGCCATTGTCAAAGTTTTGCTGATGGATTGCTGCGCTTTGTTCATTACTGCGGAAACGCATCATAAACATCATACCACCATCAATGATTACATGTTTAAATCTATCAGGAATAATGCACGTATTATTATAAGCAGACAAATCTTCTGGATATGACCAGTATGTATATTCTACTTCATATGCTGCGTCAGGAATAGGAGTAACACCAAACTTCTCTTCTTGCGTTTGGTAGACATGCATGGGTGCTGCAATACCTGCTACATCACCGGAATCATCATTTGCTCTGTATCTTTGCAAGTATTCTGCGTACGTAAGTGCTTTCAAGTACTTTGGTGTATTATCAAGACCACTAGTTTTCTTTAGGTAAAATGTATCCCAGTCAACACTAGAAGCATCCGCAGGAAGATCATACTCACGTGTACCTGCAACTAGAGTTTCTGTATATGTTGTTTTAAGAAAAGGCCACTCTTGTCCGTCTTGCAAAATAAGTCTGATACTGTTGTTGATAGCATCTTTTGCTAAAGCTTGTACATTGCGCACACTATCAAAACCATCACCTGCAATATCTACAGGGACTTCATTCATGCGTCTTAGCAAATCATTGACTAGTGTTACATATGTAGCCATGTCACATCTTTCGTGGTTCTATTTGCGTTTGTAAATGGGCTTTCTTAGCTTCGTTATACGTTTTAACGATTAAGCATTCTATGTGTGTATACCCATTAGCTACTGCATATGCGTATCTGTTATTACCGATAAGACATCTATATTTTTGTTTGATGTCCTCTTTAACAGGTCTACGTTCAAAGTTTCTAATATCAGTCTGTTTAAAGTCGTAGTCTGTACAAACAAGAATGGGATACAACATTCCTTTCATCTCTAGACTTTTCTTTAACGTAGCATCAAAAACAATGTCTTTTATATCATCTTTTAATGAATAGATATCTGATAGGGCTATTAATTTAGTGTTATTGTGTTTTTGGGAACACTGTAAAACTTGTTTCAATTCTTCCAATTTCTATGCCCTCAACATCAAAGTACTCTTTAAACTTTTTTACCCACCATTCTCCGTCCTGAACAATTTTATGTGCGTTTGTCCCGTCCGACAAAATCGTAATTGCTTTTTTAGTAGATATATTAAAGTAGCCACCTTTTAATATTAGACCCATTAAATGCTTAAGCACATTGTCCAAATACTCAGGTTCAACATGTTCCATTACATCACAGCATACAATAAAGTCTGCGGGTAGTGGGTTAGCATCTTTACCTCTTATACCGGGATCGTATTCATATATCGTATATTGAGGTTTATGTTTATTCATATGAACTTTAAACTTACCATTTGCACAGCCATAATCAAGTATTGTCTGTACGTTTAATTTCTTCAGAGTACCTTCGTACTTAGGTAGTTTATCAATGCTGTGACCACCGCCCCAAGAACCAGCAGTTTTCTTGTGTGTGTTTAACAAAGTTAATCGGTAATCAGAAGAAACTAATTCCATAAGTATGTAAACCTTAAATGAAGGGACACCCTAATTAAAGGATGCCCCCAGTAGTTTAGATTATGCCAAGTTGTACTTAGCAGTAACCAGTGCTTCAGGACGCAGGATCTTACGACCGTACAGGTGCATACCACGTACGATGTCTGCGAACGAATCAGGGTCACGGTAGGTTTCGGTCTTGTTGATCTGCTCAGCAGTTGCAACAGCCGAGTCATGACCAGCAACAATTACACCGAAGTTGGCGTTCTGGTTTGCAGTACCAGTGGTAGCAGGACCAGTGCCATCTGCGGGCAGGTTGTTCGAAACGTGTACACGGAAACCGTGGAAGTTGTTCAGAACCAGACCGTTTTGCAGACCCGAACCGCCGAAGTCAGCATTCAAGAAGCGGCTGTCTTCATCACGCAGA